TGCTAAGGATCATAACATAAGAGTCATCCACATCAATGAATTAAAAGCAGCCAAATTGACTAGATTAGCTGTTGAGGCAGGAATGGATAAAGCTATAGCCGCCCTATCTGGATTTGCAATGCTGCAAGCGTTAAATAAGAAAGCAAAGGAGGACCTACAACGTGAACGTGCTAAATCAGTTAATTGAGTCCCGATTTGCAATTTATAATGGCGACTCTGTAGAAGTGCTGAAAGGGCTGCCTGATGATAGCGTTCATTACTCCATATTTAGCCCTCCATTTAGTAGCTTGTATGTGTACTCAAATTCCGATAGGGATATGGGAAACTCATCTACTGATAGTGAGTTTTGGCAGCACTTCAAGTATTTGATTGCAGAACTATACCGCGTAATAATGCCTGGGCGATTAGTATCAGTTCATTGTATGGATTTACCTCTCACGAAATCTAGGGATGGTATTATCGGAATGAAAGACTTTCCCGGTGACATTATTCGAGCCTTTCAGGATGCTGGATTCGTGATGCATTCCCGAGTCACGATTTGGAAAGACCCTCTTGTTGAGGCTACTCGGACAAAGGCTCTGGGTCTTTTACATAAACAAATTGTAAAAGATTCTGCCATGTGCCGTATGGGGGCGCCTGATTACATCGTGACATTGCGTAAGCCTGGTGACAATCCGGAGCCCATCGCACATCCGGATGGATTTACCCAGTTTTTCGGGCAAGAGGAACCTGAGGGTATCAAAGGAGTTGAACGACCTGCGCCCGATCCAGAGTTGTTTGATAAAAAGCAGAAATATAATACGGAGCCTATGTATAGCCATCAAGTATGGCGCCGATATGCTAATCCTGTATGGGCGGATATCCGCCAAACACATACGCTGAATTATAAAGCAGCTCGTGATAATAAGGATGAACGTCATATTTGCCCGTTACAGCTAGATACGGTGGCTCGTTGCATAGAATTGTGGAGTAATCCAAATGATATCGTACTTGATCCGTTTGCCGGTATTGGTACTGTACCAGTTATGGCACTTCGTATGGGGCGTAGGGCTTTAGGTTTTGAGCTAAAAGAATCGTATTACAACCAATCAATTATTAATATTCAGGAGGAGTTAAACAATGATTAAAGTTGAAGTTCAAGGAGTTAATGTACTAGATGTATATAACCAGCTAAAAGCTGTGTTAAATCAATTCAGAAGTTTTGTAGATAACGACAGAGCAATGGATGATAAAGCCCCTGGCATAGTAGATACAGTGGTATCTACAGTAGCGACACCGTCCGTGTGCGTATCTAATCTCACACCACAAGATACGAATCAAGGTGTGCCTACTACAACAGTAGCAGTGCAACCAAACTCCGTATCCATGACGGCTCCTAATGCGGCTGTACAAGTTACTCCTACTCAAGTAGCTGTTACGGCACCAACTGTCAACGTGGCAACTGATGCCCAAGTACAAACTGCAGCACCTTTGCAAACACCTGTTACTGCTCCGGTATCCCAAGAAGTTAAGAAGTATACATTGCCTGAAATTCAAGCGGCTCTTGCGCCATTACTTGACGCAGGGAAAGCTGTAGAATTGCAACAATTAATGGCACAATTCGGTGTTCAATACTTGGGTGAAGTACCTGAGAACAGATACCCTGAATTAGTAAATGCAATTAGAGGATTGGGGGCAAGAATCTAATGGCACCTCGATCACATGCATTATTAAACGCATCGGGGTCGCACCGGTGGCTGCATTGTACAGCCGCCCCTCTTCTAGAGGAGAACTTTCCCGATAGCACATCTGTATATGCAAAGGAAGGAACCCTGGCACACGAACTGTGTGAGTTAAAACTACAGAAGTATACCACGGCCATGGCGAAATCCACATACACTCGCAAGTTCAACAAAATCAAAAAGGATGAATTGTGGCAACCAGAAATGGACGATACCTCGGAAACATACCTTGAATATGTCAAAGGTGTCATGTTAGGTTGCACAGCAACTCCAGTAGTAGCCATTGAAAAACGCGTTGACTTTAGCCGTTATGTACCCGATGGATTCGGAACGGCTGACTGTATCATCCTATCCGGCGACACTTTGCACATCGTTGATTATAAGCACGGAAAAGGGGTAGTTGTTAATGCGGAACACAATCCACAAATGATGTTATATGCCCTCGGCGCGATTGACGCATATAGATTACTCTATATGTTTAATACGGTCAAAATGACTATCGTGCAGCCCCGTGTTAATAATATCAGCGAATGGGAAATCCCTACGGCAGAACTACTGGAGTGGGGTAATACATTCGTCAAACCTCGTGCAGACGAGGCTATGTCTGGCAACGGTAAATTTGAACCTGGCGACTGGTGCAGATTCTGCAGGGCGAAACAACAGTGCAAAGCTCGATATGAGGCAAACGACTCATTGCACAGTGCGCTAGTTGCTAATCATGATCCTCGACTTATCTCGATGACAGAACTCGGCGAATATCTTCGTCGAGGGAAAGACGTCGCTGCTTGGCTCGAGGATATGAAAGACTACGCACTCACTGAATCTCTTAATGGGGTGACAGTCCCTGGCTGGAAAGCCGTAGAGGGTCGTGGTAGTCGGGCATTTCAAGACACCGATGCTGCGATTGACACTTTAATCAAAGCAGGCATCGATGAAAGCATTCTATATGAACGCAAGACATTAACATTGGCTCAGATGGAAAAGACCATCGGTAAAACCCAATTTAATGATATGGTAGGCGACATGATCGTTAAGAAAGCAGGCAAGCCTACCCTAGTTGAGGAATCCGATAAGCGCCCTCGGATTACCAATCAACCTACTGCGGCGCAAATATTTAATGTATCTAATGATAATAATGGAGGTAATTAATTATGTCATTCGTTCCACAACCAACTGAAGTATTATTGCAAAATGTTCGTGTATCCTATTGCCATCTATTAGAACCTTGGGCTAATTCCACACAGCCTGGTGCTAAACCTAGATATTCAGCTACTATTCTTTTGCCTAAAACTGATGTAGCTCAACACCAAGCACTTATGAATGCTATCGAGGCTGCCATTCAAGCCGCGCGTACCAAATTCGGCGCACGTGTTCCAGCACAGCCTAAAGTACCAATTCATGACGGTGATGGTTACACGCAATCTGGTAAGGAATTTGGCCCTGAATGTAAAGGTCATTGGGTATTTACAGCAGCGCAAGACGCTAGTTATAAAGTTGAAGTAGTAGATCTTCAAGGTAATCCTCTCACAAATCCTACGCAAGTATACTCCGGCATGTATGTCAATGTACTTGTTCGATTCTTCTTCTACTCCAATCAATCCACTGGTATCGGATGTGGTTTAGGTCCTGTTCAAAAAGTACGCGATGGCGAAGCATTGGGTAGTATGCCGGTAGCTGCATCCTCTGTATTTGGTGCACCTCAAGGTAGCGCAGCTAATGTATATACTGGTGCTCCAGTAGCAGGTCAACCTGTGCAACAACAAGCACCTCAACAAGGTTATGAACAACCGGCATATGCTACGACACCTCAGCAATCCGTGCAGCAGGCTCCTGTAGGGATTAACCCTGTAACTGGTCAACCTTACTAATAGGTGCCTGATATGAGGCATCTAAGTATTGATATAGAAACATATTCATCGACTGATATCTCATTCGGAGTGTACAAATATACTGAATCGCCTGATTTCGCCATATTACTATTTGCGTATTCCTACGACTTTGGTTCTGTTGAAGTTGTAGATTTAGCGCAAGGAGGGGTAATTCCTGACAGTGTAATTCGTGATTTATTAAGCCCAGATGTAATCAAGCACGCTTACAATGCACAATTTGAAATTACATGTCTAAATCGTGCAGGGTTACTCACATCGGTTGATCAGTGGCAATGCACGATGATTCATGGTGCCTACTTAGGATACCCTATGGGCCTAGCCTTACTCGGCAAGGCCCTGGGATTACCTCAGGATAAGAAAAAGGATGCATCGGGGAAAGCACTTATCAAGTACTTTTGTACGCCATGTAAGCCTACTAAACGTAATGGGGGTCGTACCCGTAATCTACCTAGACACGATATGGATAAATGGAATGCTTTTATCGAGTACAACCGCCAGGACGTTGTGACCGAGATGGAATGTTATCATAGATTAGCTTCTTTCCCTGTACCTGATGATACGTGGAAAGATTGGTATCTTGATATCCAAATCAATAGTAGGGGGGTGCGCATCGACCATGAATTGGTTGAGGGTGCCTTATACATTGATGAAGAAAATCGCGAAATGTTGATGAATGAGGCTTATCAAATTACGGGACTTAGCAACCCTAACAGCCGGAATCAATTACTTGATTGGCTAAACAATAATACTAATGTTAGTCTTGAAAAGTTAACTAAGGACACTGTGGCCGATGCTCTGACGGATGCTGATGACGTTGCAGCAAAAGTGCTTATGATTCGGAAGAAACTCGCGAAGTCATCGGTATCTAAATACACCATGATGGATGGTGCTATGGGCGCAGATCTTCGTCTTAGGGGAACGTTACAATTCTATGGTGCCAACCGTACCGGACGCTGGGCGGGTCGTCTTATCCAGGTGCAGAACCTGCCGAGAAATTACATCGAAAACCTCGACACGGCTCGGCATCTCGTTAAGACCAAAAACCGTCAAGGGTTAGAACTTCTGTACGGTGATGTATCGGATACGCTATCTCAATTAATTCGTACCTCAATTATTGCTGAAAAGGACAATACATTATGTGTGGCCGACTTTTCAGCCATTGAGGCTCGTGTTATCGCCTGGTTATCGGGAGAACATTGGCGGCAGCGAGTATTCGCTGAGGGCGGAGATATATACTGTGCTTCCGCATCATCGATGTTTGGTGTTCCCGTTGTTAAACATGGCGAGAATGGGCACCTTAGACAAAAAGGTAAAGTCGCTGAATTGGCACTCGGCTATCAAGGCGGAGTGAATGCATTAAAAGCCATGGGAGCTCTTGATATGGGACTCCATGAGGAGGAATTACCAGAAATCGTAAATTTGTGGCGTAACGCATCACCTAGAATACGAGATTTATGGTATGCCGTTGAGAACGCGGCCGTGTACACCGTTACTACCGGGAATCCTATAGGCCTTGACCACGGCATTATGTTTCGTTTGGAAATTGATCCAATATATGGATACCGATATATGACGATTGAACTACCTAGCGGACGTAAGCTGTTTTATCCTAGCCCAAGCATTAAACAGAATGCATTTGGTAAGGATGCTGTGCATTTTAAGACTAAGGTAAATGCTGCATGGGTTACTGAAAGTACCTATGGGGGTAAGTTAGTCGAAAACATCACGCAAGCAGTCGCTCGCGATTGTTTAGCATTAACATTACGCCGATTGGAGGATGTAGGATATCAAATTATCATGCACATCCATGACGAAGCTGTACTTGAAATCAATAAGCATAACGCAGAATCAATA